GTAGCGGATTCACATCCTTGCCAAACGTTCTTGTAAGTTTGCCAAGATTTAGACTATACACCAGTAACTATAGAACAAGTGCTACTGGTAACCCTGCGGAATCAAGTCCTGCTGCGAATGCTCTGAAAGATATTAGAGAAGGCTTATTTTTAAGAGGCGAAACTTCCGGTGCATTGGCACAAATACTGGCGCATAACGGAACCTTGGATACCGAAGGCAATGAAGAATTTGATGTGGACATTATCAGTGGTACTTTCCAACTTGGAGAAGTTATCAGTTACGGAGATGTAACCAAGAATATTCAAATCAGTGTCTTTGTTGAAAGTGGTATATACGAAGAAAACTATCCACTTCGAGTTCCACAAAACGTTGCTATTATTGGTGATGAATTCCGTAGAACAATTATTAGACCAAAGATTGGCTATGATAGCTCAAGTCCTTGGGCGTTTTTACATTTTAGACGTGATCCGTTAATAGATGGAAACGTAACAACCACACAACTATATGGTTATCATTATCTAACAGATTCAACACAACCTGTTTATCCTCTGATCAATAACAAGGGTAATTATCGTAGTGCTGCTCAACTGATCGAAATCAACAGAGCATTTATGCAGGAACAGGTTGTAGGTTGGCAAAATTATCAAATAGCAAACAATATCGCACCTTTCTCAACATCTTTTGAATACAACCAAGAAATTTGTTATCGAGATATTGGTCTATTGATTGATTCGATGGTGTTTGATCTAAAGTGGAGCGGGCAAAATAGAACCATCTCAGCGGCACTAAAGTATAAAGGAGCAGCTTCGGAATTTGGAGATCCTGCACTAGCCATTGGCGCACAATTAAGTCAGACTGTAGCCGGCATCGAAAGATTAAAAGTTTTAATTGATGACGTATTAACTAACACAGAAGTTGCAACAGTCTACAGTCTTGCTGGCCAAATTATTGCATCTGCAAATGAACCGCAGATCTTCGACGAAGGTATTGTGGCTGAAACGGGATCTGATACAGTATTTGATGCATTGGTAGATGCCGTTGTAGATGTTATTAGTAATAGTGGTAGCGTTAACTATCCTAAAGACAACGGTGACCTCGATGTTTTCTTATGCAATGATGCTGTAATTCTACGTGCTATGACCTATCAAGGTCATGGCGGATTTGCCATGGTGCTTGACCCAGAAGGACAAATATTAGCAAAGAGTCCTTACTGTCAAGAATCAGCAGCATTTAGTAGAAGTATAAATGCAAAAACATTTGCTGGTGGTATGTTTGTCGACGGGTTTACTGGTAATCAACAATTTATCATAGACAGCAAAGACAGTAATACCATTATTCGTGTATCTGGTCTACTAAGACCTCCACAGACACCATGTTCATTTATTGTTAACGATAACCTTTATAGAATTAATTATATCAGAGGTTATACTTTTGGCACGGGCGCACCAACGAATACGACCGGTGGATACAGTACAGCACAATTTATCTTAGACGAACTTACACCGTTTACTGACAGCGTAACTTCTGTAACTTGTACCTTTAACGGCACAACCGATGTTGTTACAGTTGCAGGAGGACATGGTCTACAAGTTGGTGCTATAATTAAGTTTAATAATGTTGGCGGTGCTTTACCTACTGGTATAACAGCCGGTGAAGATTATTACGTATTACTCAACGGATTTACAACAACAACATTTAAGATCACGGACACTTCAGGAAGTTTAACCGCGGTAGACTTCACAGGCAACGGAACAGGAACTAGTAGTTTCAAACGAATCTTTGAAGTACTGATGCCTGGTAACCGTTCTATGTTAAGCAACGACTTTACACAAGTTGCGGATCTTGGTTATGGAGTGTTAGTAACCAACGGTGGCTTGACTGAAGCAGTGAGTATGTTTACCTACTACTGCCAAATTTCATACTACTCACTAAACGGTGGACAGATTAGATCAGTGGGTGGCTCTAGTGCTCACGGTAACTTTGCTCTAGTAGCAGAAGGTTCAGATCCATTAGAAGTTCCAACACCAACCGGATTCTATACTGACATGCATCAGACTGCTACAGTCTATGCAGCATCAACTACCACAGTTAACGAAAGAGGCGATCTTGGCATTTACCTAAATTATAGTGACTTTCTACCGTTACCAGGTAGTGAATTAGAAATTAATCACGGTAATGCTTTTACTAGATATTCTGTTACCACAGTGGCATTAGACGACCTAGCTACTAAAAGAGCCAGAGTAAACATTTCTACAGCAGGTGGTTTGATCAGTGCCGTGCCTCATGGACAAGCGGTAACAATAAGAAACAACAGTTTTCATATTCTTACAGGCGACACACTTAATGTTGCCACAAGACCATCAACTGCTCTAATACTTAATGACAGTAATTTTGTTTATCGCGTTCTAGAATTCACAGAATACACAGATCAGTACGAAGCGGAAACCTATACGATTACCAATATCAACTTAGGTACAGGTGTAATTACCACTGATATACCACACAGACAACAAACAGGTTATCAAGTAAGATTTACCAAGGCAGCAGGTGCTGCTCTACCAGTTGAAATAGTAGCGGGAGAAAGTCCAGAAGATGGTAATATCTATTACATTGCTAGCACTCCTTCTACTACACAGTTTACAATTAGTACGACAGAAACTGGTTCAGCTCTGACCTTTACATCTCCTTCATTATCAGGTGTATGTACAATGAGTCCTTATGGTCTGTCTCTTACACAGTTAAGAGAAAACTATGACTATATTGAACTTGTAGCCTATGATCCACAACCTGGTTTAGGTTCGTCACAGGCCATTACAGGAGCAGCTGGTGCTACTGTAGCCAACTGCTTTGACAGAACTAGTCATGGACTAACAGCAGGCACACCAATTAGATTTACCGCAACAAGTTTACCATCCAACATCACAACCAGTGAAGTGTACTATGTAACCAATGCTAATATCAACGCCAACAGATTTAGTGTTAGTGCAACACATCATATTGACAGTACATACATTGGTGTTACAACTGGCCTTGCCTTTGCAGTAGGTCCAACACTGAGCAACATCACAGGATCTGGTCCATACTTTGCAACCATATCTGGTATTACATGTCTCGAAACTTTAGAAATTGGTCAAACAATTTATGCTAGACCAAACCTTACCAGCGTAACCGTAGCTGGTAACGGCACAAATTGTACCTATACATTTACCGCCCAGTCAGTACCACCGTATCTTCCAGAACAACAAATTCTTATCAGCGGTTTTGCCACAGGTGGATACAACGGAACATTTACTGTTATCAGTTGTACAAATACCACCGTAACTGTAGCTAACACTACTACTGGCGGTACAACCACTGGTGGTACCATTGCAGTTGTAGTAACAGGTGCTCTAGCAGCAAACACTACCATTTATAGTAAGAGCACAGCAACCAGCAGTATTGTTGTTCAATCAGCGGCTAGCCCGTCGGCAGGTACTGTGGTGTTTAACGCAGAAGGTTCCGTACTTACTACGGCAGGCGGTTCAGGTATAGCCTATAAGGTATGCGCCGGTGAGAGGGGCGATACACAACTAGCAGTTGGCAATCTTGGCGGAGCTGATGCTACTAGGTTAGCCAACGGTATTACCACAGGTTCTAACTACAAGTTTGTTTATGAAAATACAGAATATTCAATCACAAATTATCAAAGTGCAGAAACACTTGGCACCGACTACGCACTAATCACAGTAAGTCCTGCATTTGTAAGACCAGTTACTAGATTTAATAATCCTGTCACACTTAAAGGTGCAGTAGATTCCCCAAGCACACTAGCCAAAGGCACCTTAACAATTAGAATTTCTCTAACTCGTGTTACTTCACACGACTTACTGGAAATTGGTACAGGTTCTTATGCAGATACAAACTATCCAAATGAAATTTATGGTCCGCCTGTAAATTCAATTGCATCAGTTCCAACTTATGCAACACAGGCAGACAACGAAAGTGGCGAATTGGTTCTTCGTGCTCAGATGCAAGAAAGAGGATCTGGACGCACATTCTTTGTGACCACTGACCAGTTTGGTAACTTTTCTGTAGGTCCTTTCTTTAAAGTTGACCAAGGTACTGGTACTGTTACATTCTCAGCTAGTATTGCTCTTAGCCAATTAGATGGTCTTGGATTCAAACGTGGTACTACGATCAGTGAATTCTCAACAGCAATGGATGAGGGTCGTGTTGACGCTGTACCAACTGAAGCGGCTATTAGAACATACATAGGTCGCAGGCTAGGTTTGGATTATTCTGGTGCAGTAGTAGCAACTTCAGAAAGAATTCCGGCAAACAAAGGATTCATGGCCTTAGATGGAAGCCTACAATGGTTAGGACCATCGGACATGGACATGAACAATTATAAGATTGTTAACCTTGCGACTCCAACCATTGGCACTGATGCTGCCAGATTACAGGATATAAAGATCAGTAATCTTAAAGACGACGATGGCACAAATTTATTCAACCTATCTACCATACAGGCAGGCCAATTACTGACATTGGATGGTACTGGGAACACAATAATAAATGTAACACCAACAGGCGAAGTAACATTTGATATACAAGCTGGTGACAGTACTATCAACGTGATTAGAACTGTGGTCAGTGATGGAGTTATTGACAACGCTAATATCAATGCTTCGGCTGCTATTGCACAAAGTAAATTGGCAATGACGGCGGCCAGCACTCGCGTTAATGCTACAGGCATAACACAGGCTGATAGAGGACTAGCCAGCTTCAATGATGCAGAATTTACAATTACTCCTGCAGGCAGTGGTTGGGTGCAGTTAAAAGACAATGGTGTTGCTCTAACTAAGTTACCACAAATTGGTTCGGATCGAGTATTAGGTAACAGTACATCAAGTGCGGCCAACGTAGCTGAAGTTACATTCAGTACTGTGGTAAGCGAAGGTCTAGCAGTTAAAAAGAATCAATTCAGTGGAGGAACTGGTTATTTAAGAAGAACTAACAGCGGTGCTGGTAACTGGACTGATGATGCACATTACGGCATTGTTGATCATGCTACAGCGGCCACAGGTAACACATTGGTCTTTAGAGATACTAACGGTGACTTTGCTGCAAGAAATCTAAATCTAGAACAATTACAGATTGACAGCAAAGTAGCTGTAGATACTGAAGCAGTTGGTACGGGCGGCTTTATTAAATTTTACGGCTATCTAGGCACAGCAGGTATTTTAGTTGGTGATGGCACAGTTGATAACACAGACAAAATTAACTATCACAATAATAGGCAGCACATATTTAGAAGTCAGGACGGCGCTTCAACATTTGCCACAATTAATTCTAGTGGTATTACTGTTGGATCGTTGATAAACTGTACATCAATTACCACTGGCGCAGAAGCTACAGCAGGTACAGTTACAGGCCGTTGGACTCTAACAGGAACCAGCCGTTGGCAGGCAACCTATGCTGCGGACCTTGCTGAATATTACGAAGGTGATAAAGAATATCCTGTAGGAACTGTACTAGTGTTTGGAGGCAACAAAGAAGTCACAGCCAGCACATTCAAAGGCGATACAAGAGTAGCAGGTGTAGTCAGCGACAGCGCGGCCTATGCTATGTATGGAGCATGTCCAGGATTGAAAAATCTTGTAGCCTTACAAGGTCGCGTACCTTGTCGTGTAGTTGGCAAAATACGTAAGGGCGATTTATTAATTACTGGCGTAGCTGTTGGATGTGCTGTATCAGCAGGCTCAGAAGCCAAAACAGGAACAGTGATTGGCAAGGCATTACAGGATTACGATTCAGATCATATTGGCACAATTGAAGTTGCCGTGGGAAGAAACTAATGGCACAGCAAACTATAAACGCAGGTAGTGCTCCAATTGTTTGGAGCACAGTTGAAGATGCTTTTACCAAAATTAATGCTAACTTTGACGAGATATATGCCACAGTAGGAGGAGCACTAGGTAGTGTCGTTGACTTCACAAGTCTAAGTTCTAATGTTAGCCCCAGTGCTACAGAAACTTACGACCTTGGTAGTCCAAGCTATCGTTGGCGAGACCTCTACCTAGCAGGCGAAAGTCTTTATCTAGGTAATGCTCAAATTACCGCAAATATAACAGGTGTGGTAAATTTACCAGCAGGATCAACTGTTGGTGGTGTGTTAATTAAAAACCCTGGAGAAGGTGCATTTACCAATATTGCTGTGGCAGGACAAGGTACTATTGAAGCAGACAGTTATGATGATACAATTACGTTTGCCAACGGTAATGCTGGTATAACCATTACCACAAATACAGGAACTGATACCGTAACAATTACCAATAGCGGTATATTAAGTATCAGCGGAACCGCTAGCCAAATTGGCGCTACAACTGTATCAGGTGTGACCACACTGACAAATTTAGGTGTTCTAAGTTTAACAGGCGAGGCAGGCGGAATAGGTGTCGATGCCAGCACTGGAGATGTAACCATTACTAATCTTGGTGTGAAAAGATTAATTGCTGGTTCAGGTATTAGTATTACGCCTGTAGGCGGCACTGGAAACGTAACCATTGAAAACTCTGCACCAGCTAGTCCAACATTTAGAACAATTAGAGTAGACGGAGACTTTATTAATCAGGTTCAAGCTGATCCAGGTAACCTAAACGACATTTTAAATTTAGTAAGCGGTGCTGGTATTACCATTAGCACTAACGCATCCACTGACACAATTACATTTACAGTAAACAGTAACTTAGATATCAAAGGCAGCGTATTTGGCGGGGACAGTAGTCTAATTGTTGATGGGACCAGCGGAAACATTTTTGGTCAGACCATCACTGCGGCGGTAAGTTTTCAAGGTAATTTAACTGGTAACGTTACTGGCACAGTTTCTGGTAATGCTGGATCTGCTACCGTAGCTAGTACTGTTGATATTACAAATACCAACGGCCTAACAACTGTATACTATCCAACATTTACTGAAAATAGGACCACTGGACAGATACTGCGCGGTGACGTTGACTTAACGTATAGAACAGATACTAATACCCTCACAGCAGTAAACTTTGCTGGTAACCTTACAGGCTCTGTAACAGGTAATATTTTTACAACATTGATTGACAGCGCAGACAGTTCTGCAATCACAGTTACACCTGCCGCAATTTTCAGCTCAGACGTTACAGTTGAAAACGACCTAAATGTTACACAAAGATTTTTATTACAAGGCAGTAGAGTAATAAACTTAACAGAATTACAATCTATAGTGGCAGCAAGTGCTGACTTTGCTGACTTCAAAACAAGAATAGCAGCATTAAGTTAATGGAGCGATAAATGGCAAAGCAAGTAATAAATGTTGGCACAACCACTAACGATAGAACTGGAGACAGTATTAGATTGGCCTTTCAAAAGGTCAATGCTAATTTTACAGAAGTTTATAACGCTCTAAACAACGAACCATCAAGACGAGATATAGTAGGATCAATATTTGCAGATGATTCTACTTTACTGGTAGATGCAACATTAGGGCGTATTGTTGGACCTGTGTTTGCAAACGTTACAGGGAATGTAACAGGGAATGTAACAGGTAACTTGACAGGAAATGTAACTGGTAATGTTACAGGTAACTTAGTTGGCGATATTCGTGGCTCTGTGTTTGCAGATGATAGTAGTGTAATGGTAAACGCAGTTGATCGTAAACTGGTCTCAACAACAGCAGAATTAGGCACTATAGAAATTGCAGGCAATACTATCACTACCACAGACAGTAGTGCAATCACCATAGACCAAGTTGTTAATCTTGGCAGCGATGTAAACGTTGGGGGTGATCTATTACCCAATGTGGCCAACGGTGGGAACCTAGGTAGTAGTGCAAAACCATGGGGTAGTCTATATGTCAGTAACAATACTATCTATATTGGCGGACAAGCAATCAGCATAAATGACCAAGGCGAACTAACCTACAATGGTAACAGAGTAGCACACGAAAACGGCGAGTTTATGACATTGGATAATCTTAGTGATTTAAATGTCAATAGTCCTAACTCTGGAGATACTATCGCTTGGGCAGGCTATCAATGGGTCAATGTTCCTCTCACTCAAGATAGACTTGCCGACGATGGTGATGAAGTCGTACTGGTAGGTGGTGCTAATCCTTATGTAACATTTCCTGCGATCACGGGCGGCGATCAACTAATAATACAAGGTGCTGAAGTTAGTTCAGTGTCAGGCAGTCTTGCACTTACTTCACAGGACAACCTTAACATAATAGCCAACGGGTCTGGCGCAGCACCTGGAGGATCAAAGAATTGGACATTCAGTGCGGATGGTAGTTTAACTATACCGGGTGACATCCGCAGTGACAGCAATATCAACATTGAGATCAACCTTGCAGATTCAACTCTGCGTAGATGGCAGTTCGGTGAGGATGGCAATCTAGAAGCCCCGGGCATTGTCAGTGCCGCTGGGTTACGAACATCAGAAACTAAAATAGCATTAGGTTCAAATGCTGGTCAGACTTCACAAGGCTCCGGAAGTGTGGCCGTTGGTGCGTTTGCTGGTCAGACTTCACAAGGCCCACTGTCAGTGGCCATAGGTTATGGAGCAGGAGCCGCAACACAAGGATCCATCTCTGTAGCAATTGGTAACCTAGCTGGTTCTACTACCCAAGGCGGCTTGTCAGTGGCTGTTGGTAGCGGTACTGGCCAAGTTAACCAAGGTTACGAGGCAGTGGCAGTTGGATCAACGGCTGGGTTTACTGATCAAGGCACTTGGTCAGTGGCCATAGGTAGTTATGCAGGTGCATTCTCACAGGGTGAGGATGCCATAGCCATTGGTCGTTTCGCTGGACAGACAGATCAACCTGACAACACAATCATATTAAATGCCAGCGGTAGTGCAGTCGACGGGGTTGCCGCACAAACTAATAGTTTTTATGTAGCACCAATTAGAAATGCCAGTGGCACCAGCGGACTACTACAATATAATGCGACCACCAAAGAAGTCACCTACAGCAGTGATATCCGCAGTGAAGGCAACATCAACATTGACATCAACTTATCAGACTCGACTCTACGCCGTTGGCAGTTTGGTGAGGATGGTGAACTGACATTGCCCGAAGATGCTGTTATAAAAACCATGTCTGGAAACTTGACCATTGAAGGTGAAAGCTATGTAATTATTGATTCTGCAACTAATGGACAGATTGATATAGGACGAAGCAGTGGTGTAGGAGCGGTGTCACTAGGTAATAAATCCAATGGCACTAATGTGGTAGTTGATGATTTATTTGTCGCAAATGGAGTCTATGAATTCTTCAGTAGTTTGGCAGATGCTACCGGTGTAGTGACACACAACTGCGCCAACGGACACTTATTTTATCATACAAGCCCAGATACCAACTGGACTGTGAATTTAACTAATTTACTTGATACATGGAATAGAGCTACCTCAGTGACCATAATCATAGCGCAAGGCGTTACAGGTTACTATCCTAGTGCAGTTCAGATTGCAGGTGTGGCACAGACTATAAACTGGCAGGGCAATGTCACTCCAACACCTAGCACCAACAGAACCGATGTGGTGAGATTCAGTATCATAAACAATTCTGGCACTTACATCGTGCTGGGACAACTAACAGGATTCTAACGTGCTAAGTTCATTCACAGGTTCATTCAAGTTTGGTCGTCGTCGACGCCTCTCACTACTGCCAGCAGGATATGTTACTTTGGCTGGGTTGACATGGGCACCTATGACCACAGGAGGAACTTATGCAGCAGCACAAACCTACGCCGCAAACTTCACAGGTCTAGGCTTTTCGGCAGGCACATGGCGAACGGTAAATATTAAAAAGAGAGCGATCTATGACAGCTACAGTACAAACAATTAATATAGGTAACCTAGTCAACGACGGTCTAGGCGACGATCTACGCACCGCGTTTCAAAAGGTTAATGCAAACTTTGCTTCGCTTGTAACCACATTTAACCTAAGTGCTGCTAATACACAAACAGCAGGTGCTAAGGTATACAAAGAACAGGTAAACAGCGTACTTTATTTTCGTAATCTTGTAGCTGGAAACTATATCACTGTTACAGAAAATTTAGATACCATACAAATTACTAACACTCAACCCGATGCCTTTATACAGGTCAGCGGAAATACAGGAACAGTTCAAGCGGCCAATGGTACCGGTATTACCATCCAGGGCGGTAATAATGTTAATACCACGGCCAACGGGCAATATCTAACAATTGAAACTAACATTGATCTTAACGCAGTATTACAAGGTTTTGACTTTGGTCCTGTTTCTGGACAATACACAAATACTATACAGATTCTTTCATCGGCTGCTAATGTAGACTTTGGAACATTTTTATTGCCTGGACCATTTAATGTAGACCTAGGCGCTATCTAAGGAGCCGGTATGATAACTTGGGTAACTCCTGCAGGTAGATTAGGAATAGTAACTGAAAGAGTTATACTAGAAATTCCTTTGCAGGCTACTTCTGATGTTGGTCCTATTACATTTACATTACTGGCAGGACGATTGCCTAGAGGCCTTAGATTAGATGCAGCCACAACCACTGATAGCACACAGACTACTGTGTTTGTCAAAGGCAGTCCAACAGAAGTTCGCCGTTATACAGAAAATAGATTTGTTATAAGAGCTGACGACGGAGAGGATATTGAAGATCGCACATTTAGCATTGATGTAGATGGCAGTGACGAACCTGCATGGGTCACTAAAGAAGGATTTCTAAACGTAGGGCAAGGTGAAAATTACTTTGTTCTTGATAATGCTTATGTTGATTTTCAACTTGAAGCTGAAGATGCAGATGAGAACGCAGGAGACGTATTAGAATATTACGTCGTACCTAATGGTGGGGAACTTCCGCCGGGATTGACATTAACCAGAAACGGAAGAATTTTTGGATTCACTGATCCTGTATTTGCCATTGATATAGCAGGACCAGGTGGCTACGACAGCGCACCATTTGACATAATGTCACTGGATATTGCAGAATCAAGAAGCAATGGTTTCGATAGTTATCTATTTGACAATGTAACCTTTGATTACAATGAGCCTAGCAACGCTCCTCGCCGCCTAAGTAGATTTTATACATTTATTGTAGGTGTCAGTGATGGTGCTAATGAAGTAAGACGTTTATTTAGAATTTGGGTAGTCACAGAAGAATTCTTACAAGCAGACAACAGTATTGTTCAAGTTGATACTAATTTATTTCGCGCAGATAACACCGGCGACAGATTACCAATTTGGATTACAGAAAGCAATCTAGGACGTTGGCGTGCTAACAATTACCTTACAGTATACTTGGATGTATATGATCCTCCTAGTTTGTCAGGAACTATAACATATATTTTATTGCCAACCAATCCTGATGGATCGGCTAGTATATTGCCTCCAGGCATGGCCTTAGACAGCATAACAGGAGAAATAGCAGGACGAGTACCTTACCAGGCGGCAGTTACCAAACGCTATTCATTTACCATGCAGGCTGTCAACTATCCTGCAACTTTAAATGAACTAACTTATACTGTATTACTAGGCAATTGGAATAGCACCGTAAGTTATAAAGTTGGACAAGCAGTTCGTTACCCGGGACCCGGCGGTACAATCTTTGTTTATATTTGTATAAAGAATAATCTAAATCAAGTGCCAAATGCCGTTGACAGCATATATTGGTCACGTGGTGTTTCAACTGCTGAAAAAACTTTTTACATTGACATCATTGGTGAAATTGAAAGCGCCATCGAATGGATTACCGATGATGATCTTGGAACTATTATACCCAACCAAGCGAGTCAAAAGTTTGTTGAGGCTCGAAGTTTACGATACGGTGGGCGTGTTATCTATGACTTTATGAGCGGATCACTGCCTCCTGGACTAGAGTTCTTATCAACTGGATTAATACTTGGCAAGGTAAAACAATTTGCAGACGACAACGGCCCCGGACTTACTAGATTTTATGAGCGAGTAGATACAGCTATAGACAGCTCAACGGCTAGTAGGGATTTTACAGATACATTTGATAGTGGTGATACTAGCTTTGACAAAACATTTACATTTACAGTCAAAGCTAGAGACAGCGCCAACTTTAGTGAATTAGAAAGAACCTTTAGTATACTGGTCGTTGCAGACAATACAAAGACATTTGCTAATCTATACCTAAAGGCGTTTCAAGTCAAAGATAAAAGACTAGAGTGGTTTAACTTTATTACAGACAACGGAATTTTTAAACCAGAAGAAATTTATAGATACGGTGACCCAAACTTTGGCATTCAGACTGAATTAAAAATATTAATGTTTGCAGGCATAGAAAGTGTCAGTGCTGTTAAATATGTTCAGGCAATGAGCCGCAATCATTATAGAAAACAGATAAGATTTGGTAATCTAAATTACGCTGTGGCTAAAGATCCCGTTACTCAGGAACCAATTTACGAAGCTGTATTTGTAGAAATAGCCGATGAATTTGAAAAAGACGGTGTTAGTGTGCAAAATACTCTACAGTTAAATAATAATATAAACAGTAAAGTTTTGTTAAGCTACGATTCTATAAGAGTTGACAGTGATATTCCGTTAGTCAGTGACAGCGACCATCAACGAGTGTTTCCTAACAGTTTCAAAAATATGCGCAAACGTATACAGACGTTAGGAGAAAGAGATCGCACATTTTTACCATTATGGATGCGCAGTATTCAAAGTCAGGCATTTGTTGAAACAGGTTATGTTAAAGCATTAGTATTATGCTATACACAGCCAGGATACAGCACAGGTTTAATCAGCAGAATAAAAGCGTCTGAATTTGATTTCAAAATGATTAACTTTACAGCTGATCGTTATCTGATTGACGTATTAGATGGTGTTATAGAGAATAAATATCTAGCATTTCCGCAACGTGGAGAAAAATTACCGTGAGCAATATTAATTACGCAAGTATAAATGAAAACTTCCCAGTAGCTGGGCAAGACAACGACACACAGGTGTTTCGTGATAATTTTGATACAATCAAAACCAGTCTGCGATATGCCAAAGAAGAATTAGAAGTTCTACAGGATTCAGCCACTGGAGCGGCAAGATTAAATGCTGCAAATGATTTCCAAGGAAATGTAATCACTGATGCTAAATTTGTAGCAAACGTAGAACAGGTATTCAACGGCGGTAATTGGAATGTTGGCACATGCCAAGTGGATTATCAAAATGGTAATTATCAAATTTTTAAATTTGGTACTGCCGGCGGAACAGTTGCTATGGATTTTGTTAACTTGCCTGTAAACGAAGTTGTTCCAGGTGTAGGTAGAATTACCCTAGAACTGTACACAGACGGCACTTCGCAAGTGGTAAGTTTTACAGCGTCTGGAAGTCTAGCATACAAGAAAAACTTTGTAGGCAACATTACATTGAACTCATCTAGCGATCGCAGAATTTTGGAAGTTTGGCGTCATAGCTCCGGTATTATCTTTATCAACAATGTTGGATTATTTCAATAATGTTTCACCCGTTTGAAGAAGATCTAAGTAAACTCAAAGATAATGAGGTTGAAGAAAAACTTCAAGAACTTTCACGAAAATATTTTACTGCCCAAAGATTAGGCAAGCCAGAATTGTTGACACAAATTGGTACGTTTGTTACAATATACAAGCAAGAGCTTTCTAAAAGACTTTTGTCTAAAACACAAAACACATACGATACAGATTTGAATCAACTAATAAATGTGGACAAATAATTCAATAGATGATCTTATAATTGGAGTTATGCGACATGGACCTGGGGTTCTTGAGTATGCTACTTCAAAAGATCCACTGCTACAACAATACATAGAAACCGTAGATCGTGAGAGACTAGATTATCCTACACCTAGTGCTATTGTAGATACTAACGATTGGTTTATTCCAAAAGAATATAAAGAATTAGATATTGAAGAGTATCTAGTAAATCAATGTCCAACAGAGAATTATCAACGACTAATTACAGAACTTCAACTGTATCGCAGCCATAATATGATGCCTGTACTAAGGACAATGAAATATATAGTAGATACACTAAGAAAAAACAACGTAGTGTGGGGCGTAGGACGTGGATCTAGTGTATCCAGTTATGTGCTGTTTTTATTAGGTGTGCATAAAATTGATAGCGTTAAATACGATTTACCAATAGAAGAATTCTTCAAAGGAGAAACAAATGGGTAAGACATACAGAACAATGCGTGGAAAAGAAGTAGACTTTGAAAAACTAAGTCTTAAGAACGAAACTACACCAGCTGTAGGTAATATGAAAGTAAATGCTCGCGGTGACGAAATTGGCCCGGGAGGTAAAATCGTTAGAACACGTGAGCAAGTTCTAGCTGACTACTACAAAAACAATCCTCGCGAAACAATTGAAGCGGGTGCTAGAGGCAGTAAGAGGTAAGCATGAGTTTTAACTACGGTGTTAAAAATATTAAAATTCGTGCTCTGAACAATGATGTGATTGTACAGGACATGGATTTTGGAGAGCTTACTCTTAAGAGTGGTATAGTCCTAAGATCAGATGACGGTCAATCCCACGGTGTAAAACCACGATGGGCTAAGGTTTACAAAATTGGCCCTAATCAGACAGATGTTAAAGAAGGACAATGGATCCTAATCGAACACGGTCGTTGGACTCGTAAATTAAAAATTGATGACGGCAATGGTGTTAAAGAAATTCAAAAAGTAGATTTGAATGCTATTATGGCTGTGTCTGACGAGCCACCAACTTCTGAAGATATACTACTGAAAGATTCTGTCTAATGCATATGAAAAAGAAAAGTTGGGATGTTGACCAAATTATGTCCCAGCTTCATAGCATGACCCGCGAAATTAAAAGTCCCTATAACGACGGTTTTACGTCATGGGGTATCAAACAAGATCTATACTTAATTAAATTTTTAGTAGATGAAGCTATGAAAGAATTGCCAATGTATGGCGATTTGGAAACAGACTTCTTGAAAC